TGTCCAACTTTGTGCAAAGTTTATATATTTAATTACAGAACATTTTAAAGATTGTCATTTTATTACACCAAGAGATATTGTTGATTGGGGTGTAGCTCATAAGCCTATAAGTGATGAAGAAAAATATGAAGAAAAGTGGTTACGAGGAGAAATAGATTAATAAAGTTAAACTTACTTAGGGTTTTTTTGTGGGTTCACTTTATCCCCCTCTAAATATCTTGCTTTAGGTTTTGAAATCATTAAAAATCACATCTATGTTGAAAGAAACTTTAAGAGCATATACAATAGTGGGCTTGGCAATATTTGCTGTTATGGGATTAGCCTTTGCCGAAGATAACACAAATGTAATTACAAATACAACGACAACAACTTCAACTGTAAATTCAAACAACAGCAATACCAATGTTAATCAATCAACAAATAACAACACAAATTTAAATACGAACAACACAACGATAAATCAAACAACTAATTCAACGTCAACTAACAACAATACCTCAGTTAATACCAATACGAATAACTCTACTAATAATTCTACGTCAAATGTTACTAGCAATATTACTCAAAGTGTTACAAGCAATATTAATCAATCAACAGACAACACCTCTTTAAATACAAATAATAATACCAATGTTTCGACTTCATCTAGTTCCTCAAGTGTTGAAACTAAAAACGAAAATATTAATTCATCAGTAAACAATAACAATAATAATAATGTAAATAACAGTAACAGCAATTCTCGTCAGGTTGTAACACAACGTATTAAAGGACAAGTTAGTTCAGCTATTGCACCATCAATAAATTCATATAGTCAGTTAGTATGCACATCAGGTACTTCAACATCAGTGCAAACAAATTTATTTGGCATTGCAAGTGGCAGAAGTGTTATTGACACAAATTGCCAAAGGGTTTTATTAAGTCGTGAATTAGCAAGTCAAGGTATGAAGGTAGCTTCTGTATCACTTCTTTGCCAAGACAAAAGAGTATTTAAGGCAATGATGATGGCAGGCACTCCATGCCCTGTAAATGGATTAATTGGAGATGAGGCTAAAGCATATTGGATTTCTAATCCTGAGATACGACCTGATTGGGAAGATATAAAAAAAGAATACAAAAATTTAGATGCCAAGATATATAAGAAAAAAGATTTTTGTCGTAAATATAAAAGTCATAAGTTGTGTTTAGACTAATATTTTTATTATTATTTAGTGTTTCTGTTCAAGCCAACGATCCCACATTTACAGTCGGAACAGAAAATATCATGGATATATCGACTACTGGAGTTGCTTTAAATCTTCAAGATGACGCTATGAGTGGAATGAAGCCTCTAGGGTTTGATTTTAATTACTACAACAACACTTATGATGAAGTTAATATAGCTATGAATGGTTTTATGACATTTAATCCAAATTTTAATGTAACTGTTAGAAGAAATTATTTGTCAGAAACATTACCTGCTACTGGTTTTAATTATAGTATTTTTGGATTGTGGACAGATTTAATTGATAAGAATAATAATAATGGAAGTCCTTACATTCAAACTTTTGGCGATACTGGTTCTAAATATTTTGTTACTGGTTGGTACAATATAAATGAATATAGAAATAATAATTTAAATTCTTTTGAAATTATATTGTATGAAAATACTAATGCTATCGAATTTAGATACGATAAAATTAATATATCTAATCACGATATAACTATAGGATTGCAAGGGAACAATGAAAGTTTATCGTACTTACGTTATGAAGATACTAATTCTACAAATTATGCACGCACAGATAAATGGTCTATTAGCACAAAATTAGATGAGTCTTATTCTAATCTATCGTCAGAATGTCTTACAGACTCAAATTTTTCTGCTTTATGTAATGTTTACGATCTAGGAAATGATACAGAAGAAGATGATATATTTGATTTTATTGATGATTTAATTGAGAGCAATCAAGATTATGGCATTGAAGAAGATTTACACTTAGGCTTTACAACAGAGATTAATTACGAGACTGGCGAGGGCTTGGCAATAATTGATTATAGCATAGAAGATGTTTTTTTAGATAATGAACTTTTAACAATTATAGAAGATGAGGAATTTCACAATGAAGATAATTTCGATTTTGAGTATGTTGATGATGATTATTTTGATACTATGGGTAATGACAATGAGACGTTAGAAATACTTGATATTACTAATGTTTTGCCTGAAATTTATCCTGAAGATAATTTTTTAGAAATAGCACAGATTATTAATATTGAGTTAGAAGATAGAGAAGAAGAACAATTTTTTGAACAACCTAATGAGGAAGAAAATGAATTATGGCAAGAAAATAGTGAAGAAGAAAATCAAGAAGAAGAACAAGAAGAAAGACAAGAAGAAAGTCAAATACTAGAAGAAGAAGTTTCTGAACTAGAAGAAGATATTGAGCCAGATAGACCTAATAGACAAAGAAATATTGTGTCTAATAATGTTGCCTCAACCAATTCTTATGTGCAAAACCTAACGTCTAATATTATAAGCCAGTCAAATAATTCATCACAAACATCAAGCGGTAATGCAATTTCTAGTAACAGTAGTTTTTCGCAATCTGGCATAAGCAATCAAATTTCTGCCGAGCAAACACAAACCCAAAATGCTTTGCAGTCCGTTCAAACTATCGAAGTCAATCCTATTGGTAATGACGCAATGGGAGTTGCTATCGTACAAGTTCAGACTGTAACGACTGATAGCATAAGTAATGAAATTACATCAATTACAAATGAAACAATGACATCATCTGAGGCAGACCAAGTTGTTGCTAGTGTAATCCAAAGTAACATGGAAAGTTTGCAAGAGGAGATAGAAGAAAACCAAAATGAAAGTGGTGAGTATGATGTGCAAGGACAATCGAATTTAATTGCTCTAATGAATTATAAACAAGGTTGGGATAATTATTCTGCAATGAGTATTCCAGACGTTGCTTTTTACGAACCTTATCAAATATATACAAATGTTGTTTTAAGTGATAATATTAATGCACATATATCAATGACAGAAGCCTCATCTATTGCAATGAATAAAATGGTGAGCAGTCAGAATTTAGATTTATTTAGGAGATACTAATGAAAAATTTAATGGATAATCTACAAAAGTATTTAGCAGTAATCGGTGTAATCGGTGCTGTTGGTGGTGGCTTCTGGAGTTTTGCAGTAGCTACAAGTGAAATAAATAATCGTTTAGATAACTTAGAAGCTGTTGAGATAACATCTGTTGATGTCTCGCCATTAGAAACAAAGATAGCCATACTTGAAGAAAAGGTATCGAAGTTAGAAAAGGCTACCGATAATAGCCGCAACCCATTATTAGGTGGCTAACACAATTTCGACATAGTTCGACAACCACAAAAAAATCGTAAAATCTAGCTATTTTTATTAAATAAAATCAAAAAAATAGTCCTCACCACAATAGGGAGGACTTGTTTTTACTGGTAATAAAAACGAGTGGAAGAATATACTGTTAAACATTGTGAGTGTTATTTGTATAATGTTCTTTCACCATATTAACGACAGCAACGTAAATCTTAGGTCTATTGATTTGTCCATTAGTTGTGGAACGAGACGTAAGAGAACCAATGAGTCAGAGTCTGTCAATGAAGATTTAGAATATCTTGCTTAGACAGATAATGATGACGCTTGCTGTTGTTAAATGTAAATAAGTTTCCATAAAGATTGATATATACCTGTCAAATAAAATTACAAATTAACTTTATTAATATTGTGTATTGACCTATGTGAATAATTGAGTATAATGGGGAAAGGAAATAAAATGGAACTTAAAAACAAATTAGAAGAATACAATATAAAACATTTTTCTGCCTCGCAGTTAAACATACCACTTAATCTATGGTGGTTTAAATATATAAAACTTACATCTGAAGAAAGAAAGAAAATTGAATTTGGTGTACCAGCTACAGCAGGAACAGCAATCCATGAGTCACTTGATATGGCTTTGCAAGAAACAAATCCGAATACCTTTGAGTACGATCAAGAAACAATAGATTTAATATTTGATGAGATTGGTAACAAGATTGATGACCATGTTGCTGTAAACGAAAATGATGCACAAAAGATGATTGGCTGCAAAGAACACGCACCTATAACTGCACAAAAAATGCTTGATGTAACGATTGATACTTTACAAGAAAGAAAAGGTGAAAATTCTACACCAACAAAACATAAGACATTTGTTGAAGCTAATTTTGAACAACAAATATTATGGCAACCAAAAGAACTATCTGTACCGATTATTGGCTACGCTGATATGTTAATTAATAATCCTAAAACCATAATCGAGTATAAAACCTTACAGCCACGTTTAGGTGCTGTGAAGAAAGATGGGAGTAGAGGTTTCAGCGTTGCCTCTATTCCCAAGATACCAAGATTAAATTATTTAGAACAAATTACTGTGTATTGGGAAGCTATGAACAGAGAATATTATCCTATTATTATAGTAGGCAATAAAAACAAGGCGGTGGCTTTTCACCCAGATAACTGTGAAGAAATGTCCTTTGGCAATTTAGAGTTGTACTCAAGGTCAATGATTAAAAAAGCAAGGCTAAGACAATCATTAATTATGCTTGATGACCCTATTAGTGTTTTAGATACTCCAGATTTTGTTGGTGATTTTTATTGGAACTTAGGTGATGAGTTAGAAAATAAGGCGAAAGAATTATGGCTAAAGTAGCAAAACAAAAAATGTATAAAGTTAAGGTTACACAAATTATTACAGTTCACAAAAGTTTTAAGGCGTGGAAGCCAGAACAAGCCCTTGAGATGGCTAAAGATGATTATTGGGATATGCCACCCATGAAAGCAAAGTATCTTGTTACACATATGCCTATGAACGCAGAAGTAGAGGAAAAATAATGGCAAAGAAATTAATAGATGGCAGAAAGAACGCTAAAGGTAAGAAATACAGTCATAGACCAAAAAGATATGAAAACTCTTTTTTCTGTGAAGAAACACGCAAACATTACAAGAAGCCTAATGAATAAAAAACAAAAGATACACGTTATGCTGCAGGAGCTATATGAAAAACATTGTGGTTTTGATTGGGATATTTATTGGTCAGAATTTGAAAAAAGAATGGAACATAACTGGGGTGGTAGATGGAAAGCTATTGGCAAAGATAAATATTCAAAAACATTAACGCAAATAAAAAATGGAGAGAAAGATGACTAAAAAAACTGTGTTTGAAACATTAAGCACCATTAAGATTAACAAGAAAGATATAGATAAAAAAGGTCAATTTAATTATATATCGTGGGCTACTGCATGGGATCATGTAAGTAGGGCTTATCCAAATGTTACATTTACTAAGAAATTAAGTGACATACAGGGCTTTGTATCAGTTTCTATTACAATAGAAGATAGAACTCTTACAGAGGAATTTCCTATTTTAGATTATAAAAACAAACCTGTTGCACAACCTAATGCTTTTCAAATTAATACTGCTTTTCAAAGAGGTCTTGTTAAATGTTTAGGTATGTTTGGTTATGGCTTGTTTATATATAAGGGTGAGGATTTACCACCTGATAATGTTTCACATGAAACAAAACAAGAACTACCAAAAGATGATTATGTTGATGAAGATAGCCATGCAGATAAATTAGAAAAAGAAGGTTATGAAGTTGTTATTAATAATATAAATAATATAGACGACTTACTTGCATGGGCAAAAGATAACGCTGATAAAATTATGAAATCTAATCATACTGATTATGTAAGAGGAATTTTTGCGAGCAGAAAGACTGCTCTTGAAGATAGAGTTTAATTAACCATAGGAGAAAAATATGAACTCATATAATATTACTGGTAATATTGCTAACGATCCAGAACTAAAAAATGTTGGCGAAACATCTGTATTAAATTTTACAGTTGCTTCAAACATTAACAAAGAAACAGTTATTTATAATGATTGTGCTGTTTGGGGTAAGTATGGTGAAAGTTTATCTTGGTTAAGTAAAGGTATGCCAGTAACTGTATTTGGTAAAATCTCAGGTATAAATTCTTACGTTAAAAAAGATGGTGATGCTAATGCTACGTTAAAAGTAGAGATTGGCAATGTAGTGTCTCATGCAAAAAAAGACCAACAATCTGCTGCACCATCAAGCGTTGAGCCAAATGACGACATTCCTTTTTAAATGGAAGAAGATTTAGTTAATAATCCACCTCATTATCAAGGCGATAAGTTAGAGGCTTTAGACTCCATACGAGCCATGTTGGGAGTAAAAGGTTTTATTGCTTATTGTCTTGGTAATGCAAGTAAGTATGTGTGGAGATGTACTAAGAAAGGAAATTTTCAACAAGATTTGGAGAAAGCTAAATTCTACATAGATAGGGCAATAGAAGAAAATGGAAAAATTAAGAAATAAAAAATGTTTAGATAAAACAATAGAGCATATATGTGATGATTTCCAAATATCATACATTGATTTAATATCACGCAGAAGGGTAAAAGAGCTGTCTATAGCAAGATGGTTAATATTTAATTTATTAAAAACAAACTCAATATTAAGTTTA